ATCAGGTTTGCTTGCAAAGAAAAAAGAACCCAAAGAAGAAATTCAAGATACAGAAGTTGCTGAACCAAAGAGAAGATTAACATCAGAAGAAAAAAGTCAAAGAATTAAAGAAGCAGTTCGTAGAGGTAGAGAAGGAAGAGGAAACTATTCAGATCCAGATGCAGAAGGTGCAGCATCTAGTATTCGTGGTAATGTAATACGAGAAGTTGAAGATATGGGGATTGCTTCTAAAAAAAGAACTCCGCGTAAAGAACCGGATCCGGAGTCAGGTGAAGAAGAAATATCAGGATCATCCTTTACAGAAATGTTCAGACAACTTGGTAAAGATAAAGCAAGCACAGGAGAGTTTAAAGATCTTGGTGCCATGTTAAAAAATTATGTTAAGACTAGAAAAAAAGATGGTGGTATTATTAATACTAAATTAACTAAAGGTGTAAAATAATTATGGGTTCATTATTATCAAAAATGATATCAGATCCAAATGGACCAATTAAAACTATGATTAAAAGAGTTGGAACAGCTATTGCACAACCAACTATTCCAGCAGCACCTGCAGCACCAGCACCGTTAGTATTTAACAATCCAGAGAGAGCAGCAAGAATAGAAGGCTCTTTACAAAATGCAGCTTTTGGAGCAACTGATATTAGAGGTATTTTAGAACAGTTAATGAAAGCTAATTACTTAGCAGCAGGTGGTAGAGTAGGTTATGAAATGGGTGGAGATGTTATGAATCAATACAGTGAGAATATAAAATATAATCCAGATTTAGGTCAAATTGTAAATTCAGCAAATCAACAACCTGTAGATCAAAGTCAATTATTAGAATGGTCTATGCAAAATCCAGAACCTTTAAAGACACAGAATCAAACAGATCCAGCATTACTTGCTAGATTAATACAAACATTGAAATCATAATCAAAATCATATAGAATATTACAATGGCAGAAATAGACGACGCTTTACCCAATACCAAAACTACTGTTGAACTTCCAGGGGAAGCTGAGATAATTCAAGAACAAGAAAATCAAATTGAACAAATAGAAAATCAAGGAAGTCCAGTTGAAATTACAATGGACGAAGATGGTGGAGCAGAAATTTCTTTTGATCCAAAAATTGCATCTCCAGAAGGCGGAGAAGATCACAATGCAAACTTAGCAGAATTTTTAGATGACGATGTTTTAGATCCGCTTGGTAACGATCTATATAATCAATATGTTGAATACAAAGAATCAAGAGGAGATTGGGAAGATAGTTATAGAGAAGGTTTAGATTTATTAGGATTTAAATACGTAAAAAGAACTGAGCCTTTTAGAGGAGCTTCAGGTGTAACACATCCAGTTCTTGCAGAAGCAGTTACTCAATTTCAAGCTCAAGCTTATAAAGAATTATTACCAGCCGAAGGACCAGTTAGAGTTCAGATCCTAGGAGATATTACAGCAGAAAAACAAGACCAAGCAAATCGTGTTAAAGATTTTATGAACTATCAAATCATGGATCAGATGAAAGAGTATGAACCTGAATTTGATCAAATGCTTTTCTATTTACCCCTAAGCGGTTCTGCCTTTAAGAAAGTTTACTATGATGATCTTTTAGGTAGAGCCGTTTCAAAATTTATACCATCAGAAGATATTGTTGTACCTTACTCTGCAAATTCATTAGATGATGCAGAAGCAATAATTCATCTTGTAAAGATTTCTAAAAATGATTTAAGAAAACAACAAGTAGGTGGATTCTATAAAGATGTAGAATTAACAGCACAACCTGCTCTTAAAGAAAGTCCAATAAAAGAAAAAGAATTAGATCTACAAGGTTTAACTGCTAATAGTTCAGAAGATATTTATACTCTTCTTGAAATGCATGTGAATATAGATCTTGAGGGATATGAAGACGTTGACCCTACAACTGGTGAGCCCACAGGAATTAAATTACCTTACGTTGTAACATTAGACGAAGACTCAAATAAAATTTTATCTATCAGAAGAAACTATGCACAAGATGATCCTTTAAAAAGAAGAATCAATTACTTTGTACACTTTAAATTTTTACCAGGTTTAGGATTCTATGGATTTGGTTTAATTCATATGATCGGTGGATTATCTAGAACTGCAACTGCAGCATTACGTCAATTACTAGATGCAGGAACTTTAGCAAACTTACCAGCTGGATTTAAACAAAGAGGAATTAGAATTAGAGATGATGCTCAACCTATTCAACCAGGTGAGTTCAGAGATGTAGATGCTCCTGGTGGAAACATCAGAGATTCATTTATGCAATTACCATTCAAAGGACCTGATCAAACATTACTTGCATTGATGGGTATTTGCGTTCAGAGTGCTCAACGCTTCGCGAGCATCGCTGACTCACAAGTAGGCGATATGAACCAACAAGCAGCCGTGGGTACTACTGTGGCGCTATTGGAACGTGGATCGCGAGTTATGTCTGCTATTCATAAACGACTTTACGTAGGACTTAAAAACGAATTCAAATTATTATCAGAAGTATTTAAAACTTACTTACCACAAGAATATCCATACGATGTTCCAGGTGCACAAAAAAATGTTAAAGTTGCAGACTTTGATGATCGTATAGATGTATTACCCGTTGCTGATCCAAATATTTTTTCTCAGACTCAAAGAATTTCTATGGCGCAAAGCCAATTACAATTAGCACAATCTAATCCACAGATTCATAATTTATATCAAGCATACAGAAGTATGTATGAAGCATTAGGTGTAAAAAATATTAATAATATTTTACCACCTCCAGCTCAACCAATGCCAATGGATCCAGCATTAGAACATATCTTAGCAATTAGTTTAAAACCATTTCAAGCATTTCCAGGTCAAGATCATAAAGCACACATTGATGCTCATTTAAATTTTATGAGTTTAGCAATGGTACAAAATAATCCAGGTGCAATGGCTTCTTTACAAAAAAATATATTAGAGCACATTAGCATAATGGCTCAAGAACAAGTTCAAATAGAATTTGTAAGAGAATTACAAGAAGTTCAACAGATTCAAATGATGATGCAACAAATGGGTGCAATGAATCCTGCTATGATGGGTGGAATGCAACAAAATCCACAGATGATGCAAGCACAACAAAGACTTCAACAGATTGTTAATGCTATAGAATCTAGAAAAGCTATTCTAATTGCTGAAATGACTAAGGATTATGCTGAAGAAGAACAAAAAATTACAGGTGAATTTGGTGCTGATCCTTTATTAAAGTTAAAATCAAGAGAATTAGACCTTAGAGCCAAAGAAAATGAACGTAGAAAAGAATATGAACAAGATAGAATCAACTTGGATAAGATGAAAGCCATGATGAATCAACAAAATCAAGAGGAAAAACTGCAACAAAACGAAGAATTAGCTTCTCTTCGCGCTGGTGTATCGCTTGCTAAGTCAGGAATGGGCAATACTCAAATAAAATTTGATAATTAATCATTAAAAGAGTATAATTTAAATTTAAACAGGAGAAAAATATGAGTAAAGATTGGCAAAGAGGTTCGGGATACGTAAACGCACCTAAAATTGAAAAAGAATTAGGTATTAATAGCGATGGTTATAAATCTGGCGGTGTTGTTATTGAGGCGACTAATGATCAAGAGTCTCAAACAGTTGACGTTAGAGGAACTAAACGTATTAGAGCTGAAAAGAAACCAGTTAAAGCTACTTGGTATTAATAATCAATAGATTTTAAAATGCCTAAAGGTTCTAAAACTATTTTTGATGAATTAGAAATGGATGTTCCATATCCACATGCACAAATTTCTAAACATGAAAAAGGTATTCTTAATAAAGGACAGAACAAAGGCGTAAAAGGCGAAGTTAGAGGACAAGGAATTGTCTTAAAAGAAAAAATAAGAAGAGCAAAATCATATTAATATGTTAGCAGCACTATCTACAATTGCACCACTAGCTAAAATGTTGTTCTCAACAGTGGACAAAGCTATCCCTGATAAAGACTTAGCGGAAAAATTAAAAGCACAGCTTAATACTGAATTATTAAAATCATCAACAGAAGAAATTAAAGCTGCAGCTTCAATCGTTGAAGCAGAAGCTAAATCAGGTTGGTTTTCAGCAAGCTGGAGACCTTTATTAATGTATGTTTTAATATTTATTTTAGTATGGAATTATATTATTGGACCTGTTATAAAACTAGTGATAGGAACAGTTATTACATTTGAACTTCCAGGAGACGTTTGGACACTTTTACAAATTGGTCTTGGGGGATATGTAGTAGGACGTAGTGGAGAATCCATTGCGAGAACCTTAGCAAACAAAAAACCAACAGGAGAAAAATAAATGAGAAACGATTACGGAATAAGATCTGATGTCAGATTTGCCAAAGGTGGTAAAGCTGTTAAAAAAGGA